ATCAAAAATCAATTTTTTACTACAGGATACCTTGCGCTTTTTTAAAAAAAGGGCTATAGATTAATCAGTATACAATTATTTAAGAATGCTGACGAGTATACTCGACGGCCTAGAGACAGCATTCACACAAACTAGGAGGATTAAATTATGGCAAATACAACATTTAGCGGTCCGGTTCGTTCGGAGAACAACGTACAGCTAATTAGTAAAACTGCATCTACAGGTGTAATTCACGACAGAACTCAGATGAGTTCTAAACTATGGGATGCAAGAAGATATTATCTTTATGAGCCTTTTCTACAAAGACCAGGTCTTAATGCGATAAATATCATCGACCCTGATGCAAATGATGCAACAGCACTGGCAGTAACACAAGCAGCGAACAAGAACTTTGAAACATTAGGTACTAACTACACAACTGCTTTGACGACTTTTCCAGGAACTCAAGCAGGGATCCTAATGACAACAGACACGGCTGATCAAGATCAAGCAATTCTGTTGCCACACTTAGACACAAACCAATCGGCTTGGTCTAAAGTTTTATGGGGTACTGAGAATCAAGTTGAATGGGAATGTTCAATTAACTTGGCTGCAACTGATAACCAAAAAGTTTGGGCTGGTTTAAAATTGACTAATGATCAATTGCCTGAAACGGATGCGAATCAAGCATATTTCTATTATGCAAGTGATGGAACGAATGGGCAATCATTGTCAACTTTTACACCGTGGTATTTTATTCAGTCTGTTGGAGGCACTGACTACCTAACTAATACAGGTGTGACAGTAGCAGCTAGCACGAACTATCATTTCAGAATTTCGATTGATAGCGATAGAAAAACATCTATTTTTATAAATGGTGTGCAATACAGTGCAACAACAAGTGCTCAAGGTTCTGCTTTGTCTGGTAGCACTGAAGCGACTGGAACAACTCAAGCAACTATTGCGGAAAGTTATTCAGCTACAAATGCGAACACTCAAAAAGGTCCAGCAATGACAGATGACATTGATTTAATTCCATATATTGGAATTGAAGCAGGTGCTGGTGCAGCTGAAGCCTTAAACGTACACTACACAGCAATAAGTAGACACGTTTTCGAATAATAGTTATTAACAACTTAAATTAGAGCGGGGCTTCGGCCCCGTTCTCTAACAGGAGGAAAAATGGCAGACGCAGTAACAAGTCAAACAATAATCGACACAGAAAAAAGAGTTGTAATGAAATTTACAAATCTTTCTGATGGTAATGGTGAATCAGCAGTAAAAAAAGTAGATGTCTCAGCTTTAACAGCTCATCCAGACGGTACCGCTTGTTCAATAGTTACTATTGATCAAATATGGTATGATGTTGGTGGAATGAGAGTTCTCATTGATTTCGATGCGAGCACTAATGTTGCAGCATTAGTTCTGGGCGGAAGTGCAGCAGCAGGCAATGTTCACGGACATATGGACTTTAGATCATTCGGTGGCATTAAAAATAATGCTAGCTCACCTACTGGCGATATTGACTTTACAACTAGTGGACATACCAATCTAGATCATTACACAGTTATTCTAGAAATGCGAAAACAGTACTAGGGGGTAACGCATGGCGAATACTACTTCTGGTACAGTCACTTTTGACAAAACATTTGCTGTTGATGAAATTATCGAAGAAGCTTACGAGCGAATCGGTTTACAATCAGTAAGTGGCTATCAATTAAAAACAGCAAGACGTTCTTTAAATATCTTATTTCAAGAATGGGGTAATAGAGGTTTGCACTACTGGGAAGTAGGCGACACTAATATTGATTTGGTTGAAGGTCAGGCTGAATATACTTTTTACAGAGCAACAGGAGATGGAACTTCTTCGACTACAGTAGGAGGAACAACAGGAACTTCTACCTATGGTTTAGCTGATGTTTTAGAAGCAACATATAGAACTGGCAGAGGTACAACTTCTGAAGCAGACTCTGCTCTTACTAAAACAGATCGATCAACTTATTCAGGATTAGCAAATAAATTATCTAAAGGAACACCTTCTAGATATTTTGTTCAAAGATTTATTGACAAAACAACAGTCACTTTATATCCAACACCTGATTCAACAGCGGCATCAAAAGACGTTCACATCTTTTTTGTTAAAAGAATTCAAGACGCTGATGCGACTTATACCGATGCAACTGATGTACCTTTTCGTTTTGTACCTTGTATGGCATCAGGACTATCCTTTTATTTAGCACAAAAATATGCACCCCAAAGAGTGCAAGAATTAAAATTATTATACGAAGATGAATTAAAAAGGGCTTTGGCAGAAGACGGATCTTCCACAAGCACTTATATAACTCCGGAGTCTTATTACCCGAGTGGATAACTATGACATTTGCAAAAGGAAAATACGCTAAAGCAATATCAGACCGATCAGGAATGGAATTTCCATACTCTGAAATGGTTAGAGAATGGAATGGTATGTTTGTTCATAAGTCTGAATTTGAAGCAAAACATCCTCAATTAGAACCACGAGGATATGGTGCAGAAGGACATGGATTAAAAAATGCAAGACCTGCGAGAACTGAAAATGATGCATTAGCTATTTTAGGTCCTAATCCTTTTGAAACTATTTCTGCAGGATCTGGTATTATAAATGTTTATGAAAAAAGTCATGGAAGAGACACTGATGATACGGTTAGATTTAGAGGTCCAATGTGGACAAGCTCGGATCCTGATGGTTTTCAAAATCCAGTAAACTTTGATGGCATTAGTGGATCTAATATTGCAAAATCTTCAGGATACTCCATTACTGTCGGAAAAAGAGATTCTAGTGGTGATGTAACTGCAACTGACGATTTCTATTACTTTACTGTCGATACTAACACTGCTACAAGTGGAGAAGTATCAGGAGGAGGCGAAAATTGTACGGCTGGACCGGCAACTTTAGAGGCATAATATGGCAGGATTTACTTATTCAACGCTTACAACAGCAATTCAAAATTATACTGAAGTAGGAACTTCTGTCTTATCAAGTACAATTACTGATCAATTTATTGATAATTCAGAATTAAGAATACAAAGAGATATTCCCGTTGATGCAGATCGAAGAGAAGTTATAGGTAATTTGGTTGCTTCTACAGATAGTGTTCACGCGCCCGCAGGAACTCTATTTGTTCGAGGACTACAGGTTTATACTTCTACGACAGCAGCTACAGGAGCTAATGGCTGGCTGATTAAAAAAGATATTAGTTATTTAAGAGAATATGATGCAGCTGAAACAACAACTGGAACACCAAAATATTATGCAATGTCTGGAGGAGGCGCAACTGGAGCTGGAGCAACTACTTCAGGAAAAATAAATATTGTACCAACGCCTTCATCCGCTTTTATGTATAAATTACATTATAATGCGAGGCCTCTGGGATTAAGTTCAGCAAATACGACAACGTATTTAAGTCTTAACTTTGGTAATGGATTGTTGTATGCATGTTTAGTAGAGGCGTTTAGCTATTTAAAAGGTCCAATGGATATGCTACAACTGTATGAACAAAAATACCAAACCGAAGTACAGAAGTTTGGAGGAGAACAAATAGGTCGAAGAAGACGAGACGATTATACGGATGGAGAACCTCGTATACCCGTTCCGGCTCAGACACCGTAAGGAGTATAATGACACTTAAAACATTAGGAATGGGAATAGCAAAATTAGTAACAAAAAAATCTACTAAATTTAAAGCAGGTTCTAGAGAAGATAGAATTAAATGGTATCAAAAAGCGGCTAAAAAGAAAATTTATTCTGACGAATATTATGAAGGATATAAACCACCTAAAGGTAAAAAATAATGGCAACACTAACAGTCAAAGTAATAGAAGAAATCACATTAAATAATAATAGTTACAATAGCGAACGATCGCTGGATATTTCAAGTGTTAATGAAATTGTTAAAAGAATTGTAACTATTCCAGCATCAGAAGTTGGACTTTTAGGTTTTGCAACAACCTCTGCAACCGATTTATCAAAAAGTTATTTAGCAGGTCAGTTTGACGAAGATGATGCCAGATATATTAGAATTACAAATTTAGACTCAAGCAATCATATTACTTTAACTTTTAGAGATGAAGATAGTACAGAGTTTTGTATGAAGGTAGATGCTGGTCACTCGTTCATTTATCCAGGTGATAATAGTGGTGGAGTTAAGGATACTATGCATGCAGCTGGTTCTGCAATTACAGTATCATTAAACGATTTAGTCGACATTACGGCAATTGCTGACACGGCGGCATGTGATGTAGAAGTATTTGTAGGGAGCGCTTAATGGCATCATCATATACAGGTCTTGGTACAGAACTAATGACAACCGGCGAAAATGCCGGTACATGGGGAACAACTACCAATACTAATTTACAAATTATAGAACAGATTTCCGGTGGTTTTACTGAACAAGCTGTAACAACCACGACTACTTTATCTGTTTCTGATGGATCAGCGGGAGCTGAACTTGCACATAGAGTTATAGAATTTACAGGAACGATGAGTGCTAATTCTACAGTTACTGTTCCTTTGGATGTTCAACAAATGTATATCCTTAAAAATAGTACAGCATCGTCAGGACATACTCTTACCTTTAAATATGTTTCTGGATCAGGAAGCACTGTTGCTTTTGCAGCCACTGATAAAGGAACTAAAATTGTTTATGCTACTGCTAATCATGCCACTAATCCAGACATGGTTGATACAGGAATATCAACCAATACGCTTACAGGAGTAACAGGAGATATTACAGTAGATTCGCCAGCAGATATTATTTTAGATGCCGATGGTGCTGATGTAATTTTAAAAGATGGTGGTACTCAATATGGTACACTAACTAACAGTTCAAGTAATTTACTTATTAAATCAGGATCAACAACTGCTGCAACTTTTAGTGGAGCTAACGTAACCTTTGCAGGAACAATTGGATCAGGAGCAGTTACATCAACTGGTATTGTTACAGGTACAGGATTTACCGCAGGCTCTGCAGTTCTTGCAGAAGCAGAATTAGAATTATTAGATGGTCTAACAGCAGGTACAGCTATTGCCTCTAAAGTGGTTACAACAGATTCAAGTATAGATACAACAGGACAAAGAAATTTAACAATCTCTGGTGAGTTAGACGCTGCAACATTAGATATATCAGGTAACGCAGATATAGACGGAACTACAAATTTAGATGCTGTTGATATTGATGGTGCTGTACAAATAGATGGTGCAGTTACAGTCGGTGTCGATGACACAGGATTAGATGTAAAATTATTCGGTGCTGCTGCTGGTGCATATGGACTATACGATCAGTCAGAAAATGCATTTGAAGTACGAGGAGCAACTGCAGCAGGTGCTGGTTTATTAAAACTTACAACCGGTGAACTGACTGTTGTTGATGCAGATA